AAGAGCGCAATAAGGCTGCTATCAAAGCCGGTAAAGCCTCTAATGCTACGATTAAGGCGCGGTTTCTATGAAGCTACCATTTTTCAGCCGTAAAAAGGCGCAGCCGGTCAAGCGTTACTATCAAGGCGCTCAAGTTGGACGGTTACTTGGCGGGATGTTCGGCTCTGCCGCATCTGCTGACTCTACGATTAGGCCAAGTCTGGCAAAACTAAGAGATCGTGCGCGCGATCTTGAACGTAACAACGAGTATGCTGCTCGCGCACTTGATCTAATCGAGAACGGTGTTGTTGGCGAACGTGGATTCAGCCTTCAGGTTAAAGGCTCTAACTTGGATGGTCGTTTAGATATTGCTGGCAATCAGTTGATCGAGGACCGCTGGAAGGATTGGTGCAAATCATGCACAACAGACGGAGCCATGTCGTTCCGCGATTTATGTGCGATGGTTGCGCGTGTCAGAAAGCGTGACGGAGAGTTCTTTGCTCAGATCGTCAAGAACTCAGCTTACTCAGACGGAATGGCTATTCACCCGATTGAAGCTGATCGCATTGACGTTGATAAGAATGAACTAAGCCCAAATGGTCGTCGCATCCGAATGGGTGTTGAGTTGGATGACTTTGATCGTCCGATTGCTTATTGGGTACTGAATTATCACCCTGGCGACTATGACTTCATGATGAATAAGCCAGAAAAGAAGTACACGCGCGTCCCTGCTGAGCAGATGATTCATATCTTCAAGAAGAAGCGCCCGGGACAGACTCGCGGCGATTCTGACTTTGCCCCTGCAATCTTTGCGATGAAAATGCTTGATGGATACCGTGACGCAGAGATTACAGCCGCTAGAGCGGCGGCTGCTAAGTTTGGCGTGTTAATTTCCCCTGGCGGAGACGGGATTGCTGACTCTTATGATGGCGACATTCCTGAGCTTAACTATGAAGCAGGAACTATCCAGTCATTACCTCAAGGTTACGACCTGAAGATGATTGATCCTACGCACCCTACCAGTGCGTTCTCTGACTTTAACAAGGCTGTTCTGCGAGGCATCGCATCTGGACTAGGGCTTTCTTACGAGTCACTAAGTAATGACTTGGAAGGGACTTCTTATAGTTCGATTCGCCAAGGCGCTTTACTTGAGCGCGACCAGTTCAAGAACGAACAGCAGTTCATGATCGAGCATTTCGTGGACAAGGTGTTCAAAATTTGGTTGCGGTGGAACATGGAGGTCGGTTCGCTTGCACTGAACGGCTTTCCGATTGGCGTAGACAAGTTCGACAAGTTTGGGCGGAATGCTCAGTGGCGTGGTCGTGGATTCCAGTGGGTTGACCCACTGAAAGAGATGAATGCTGCCGTTGTAGGGCTTCAGAATGGCATCCTGTCTATGCAAGATGTGGCTAACCATTACGGTCGAGATGTTGAAGAGACATTTGCTCAGATAGATCGAGACAAGCAAGTAGCTGATCAATACGGTATTCAGACAGCCTTTCAACCATTTGGCGCTCCAAAAGCACCCATTCAGCAAGACCTGTTACTTGATACGGAAGATGAAGAATGAGCTATAAGCCGACTGAAGGCATGATCACGGAAGCGGAGCGTGGACTTGAGTGGCGTAGAGAGTTTGGTCGCGGCGGAACTGAAGTTGGCATTGCTCGCGCTCGGGACATTTCTAATGGTAAGAATCTTAGTGCTGAGACGGTAAAGCGTATGTTTTCGTTTTTCAGTCGGCACGAAGTAGACAAGAAAGCGGAGGGCTTTCGCCCAGGTGAAGAAGGCTACCCATCCAATGGACGCATAGCTTGGGCTTTGTGGGGCGGTGACGCAGGGTTTTCTTGGAGCAGAAAGATTGCCGGTAGTCTTGATCGGGCAGCAGAAATATCTGAATCAGTTGAGAAGAATCTGCGGAAGCAAGCAGAGGAACACAATGAAGAAGTTGGAGACTCTAAAACGAAGCGTACCAGTTATGGGACTTTGGCTGCTGTATTTAGGCGTGGCGTTGGGGCTTATTACACTAATCCTCAATCTGTTCGACCCACAGTAAAGTCGCCAGAGCAATGGGCTTACGCCAGAGTTAAGTCATTTCGCTATGCGCTTCGCAATGGCAAGTTCCGTAGCGGAAAGCATGATACTGACCTACTTCCGGAGGGCCACCAAATGTCTAGCAAGGATCGTGCCATGGATTATGATAGACCGTATCCAAACGAGCATGCTGCTCGCATTCACGAGCCAGACAAGTACGAGGATTTTAGGCGTGATAACAACGCAGGGGGCGAAGGCATTGACTTCATCTACGGCATCTGGGAAGAGGAAGGTGACCGGAAAAGTGAGATACAGTCGATTCGTTTCGATGCAAAGGTGTATACTGTCACACAAGCGAAAGAATGGCTCGATGAAAACCAGTTCGATGCCATAAAGTTTGAGGAAGCAATGATGGATGAATCATCATATACAGAAGAGCGGCACATTATCTCGGCAACAGAAACCGATGATACTGTTATTGTTGTTTTCGGGAAGTCTGACAACTACGAAGGCTTAAATGAAATGCCAGAAGAGGTTGAGGCGGTCGAGCAAGCTGATGACGAAGAGCGTCAGGACTCAATGGAGATCGTTCACCGCAGTATGGAAATGAAGGGCGATGACATTATCAATGAGGATGAACGTCGGGTCCGCATCGTCATGTCTACTGAGAATCCAGTAGAGCGTGGCTATGGAATGGAAGTTTTAGATCACTCTCAAGAGTCCGTTGACCTTGACTGGATGAATAGTGGTCGCGCGCCCCTGTTGTTGGACCATGATATGGCACAACAGATTGGCGTTATCGAATCCGTGGAATTGGATTCAGCAGAGCGCAAAGTCCGCGCTATGGTTCGCTTTGGTCGAAGCGAATTGGCTGAGGAAGTGTTCCAGGATGTGAAAGACGGAATCCGACAGAATATCTCCGTTGGATACGCAGTCAACAAGATGGAGAAAGAAGGTAAGGATACCTATCGAGTGAAGTCTTGGCGACCTATGGAAGCATCCGTTGTTTCTATCCCCGCAGACAGTCAATCTCGCGTGGGCAGAAGCGCAGAAGTTCCTACTGAAACTGTAATCGAAACATCTGAAATTAAGGAGACTAAAATGTCTGAAGATGTAAACGTAGAAGCAGTAGCGGCTGAAGCGGCTCGCTCTGCTCAAAAGGAAGCGGCTCAAATCTTTGAGCTTGGCTCTCGTCACGATATGTCTGACAAAGCTGCTGAAGCAGTTAAAGAAGGACGTTCTTTGGCTGAGTTCCGTGGCATTGTCTTGGATCAAATTGGCAACAAGCCACTTGTTGCTGAAGACATTGGCATGACTCAAAAAGAAGTTAAGCGTTTCAGCTTGGCTCGCGCAATTCGCGCTCTGGCTAACCCTTCTGACCGTAAGGCTCAAGAAGAAGCGGCTTTCGAGTTTGAAGCATCACGCGCTGCTGCTGAAGCATACGGTGTAACTGCTCAAGGTCTTATGATCCCTGCTGACGTACTTCGTCAGTGGTCACAGCGTGACCTGAACACAACAGACGACTCTTCACTTGTACCTGAAGACTTCCGCGCTGGCGACTTCATTGACGTTCTGCGTAACCAGTCTTCAGTCATGCAAGCTGGTGCGCGTATGCTCCAAGGTCTGTCTGGAAACGTAGCGATTCCTAAGAAAGCAACTGCTGCTTCTGCTGGATGGATTGCAACAGAAGGCGGTGACGCTTCTGAGTCCGAAGCTACTTTCTCTCAGGTAACAATGACACCTAAGACAGTCGGTGCGTTCACTGAAGTTACTCGCCAGATGATGATGCAAGCATCACCAGACATCGAGGCACTTATCCGTGACGACCTGACTCAATCTCTCGCTTTGGCGATTGATTTGGGTGCATTAGCTGGTTCTGGATCATCTGGTCAGCCAACTGGTATCAAGAACACTTCAGGCATCAACGCTCCAACAGCGTTTGCCGCTGCGAACCCAACATTCGCAGAAGTGGTAGCGATGGAAACTGCTGTTGCAGAAGACAACGCTTTGATTGGTAACCTTGCATACATCCTCCCAGCAGGAATGTATGGCGCTCTGAAGACAACTGAGAAGGCAACTAACACTGCTCAGTTTGTTGTTGAGCCTGGCGGAACAATCAACGGATACCGCGCAATCGTATCTAACCAAGTAACAGCCGGTGATTTGTACTTCGGTAACTTCAACGACCTGTTAATTGGCATGTACGGTGGCATCGACATCTTGGTTGATCCATACACTTCATCTGCTTCTGGAACAGTGCGTGTACGCGCTCTCCAGTCAGTAGACGTAGCTGTACGCAACGCTGTATCGTTCGCTGTCAACAACGACGGTGCATAACGATTGAAGATGGGGAGCTTCGGCTCCCCTGATTCTTTGGAGACAATGCATATGAATTACCGTGTTCTTAGAGATTGTATTATCAAGGGCGCTAGAGCTAAGTCTGGAGATGTAATTTCTTTAGATGATCGAGTTGCTAAAGAGATGATGGCTTTAGGCAGAGTCATTCCTGATGCTGCAATGCCTAAGACTTCGGATAGACAAGTTAAAGAGGTAGAGTCCCGTGAGACAAACAGTGCGACTACTGCGAAAAACAAACCACGGACAAGCCGGGGACGTAGTAAGTCTTCAGCAGGAAACAGTAAAGCATCTTCTTGAGATAGGAGTTGCGGAGCTTCATGATGGATCAGTTGTTGAAGAGATTGTAGAAGATGCCAGTAGAGACGAGCCTGGACAGACTGAAGATTCTGAATGACTTTGGCGAAGACGTAATCACAAGCTCTAAGACAATCAAGGGAATCTTTGATAATCCTCACGAGAACTTATCAGCCGGTGGCGAGGTTCCTTTCTCGATTCAAGAGTGCTATGTCGTAGTAAGAACTGCTGACGTAACAGATGTTGGTCAGGGATCGACTTTAACTATCCTAGAGAACACCTATGCTGTCACTGATGTTCAGCCAGATGGCACAGGAATGACAACATTGATGTTGGAGGCCCAGTGAGCCACGTTCGTCAGCAGATTCGTGAATACTTTGAGACTCAGCTAACAGGGTTGACGACCACTGGCGCTAATGTGTACGCGAGTCGCGTATACCCGCTAGGCGGAGCCAAGCTCCCTGCGTTACTTATCTACACACAAAGCGAGTCCTTAGAAGAGACTTCTTTTAGCTCTCAGCGAGTTCAAACCAGGTCACTTGAAGTGATCATTGAAGGTTATGTAAGAGCGATTAGTAACTTTGATGACAGTCTTGATACAATCTGCAAGGAAGTCGAGGTCGCCATACTGGACGCGCCTAAACTTGGCGGATTGGCGATTAACACAACGCTCGACAATGTTGAGGCAATGTATTCAGGTGACGGCGAACAGCCTGTCGCTACGATTCGATTAACTTTCGCGGTACAATACCGCACAGAGACGGGGCAACCCGAAACTGCCATTTAAGGAGGCTTTACAATGGCTACAATGACTGCCGCTGACGGCGTGGTAATGGTTGGCACTCAAGCCATCGGACAGATTACCGGATATTCGATCGAGTACACTTCTGACACTGTGGAAGACACAGTAATCGGTGATGGAGCGCGTACTTACAAAGCAACCCTGAAGTCTTACACTGCTTCTATTGATATGATGTTTGACCCTGCTTATGCATCGTCTTATCAAGATGATTTTGTAGTCGGAACAGAAGTTACCTTAAAGATTTATCCTGATGGAGTTTCTGGTACTGTATTCTACAGTGGTTCCGCTATTGTCACTGGTCGCACTATCTCAACATCTGTTGGCGAAATGGTTACAGCTAGTTTCACGGCGCAAGGAACTGGCGATTTAACTGAAGCAACCATTTAAGGTAATTTATGAGTCTTCTTGAGAAGCTAGAGAGTGCAATCAAATCAGATTTGATTGAGATAGAAGTTGCTGCATGGGAGGAGACATTTTATGTATCTCCCATCAATGCCAAGGAGATGATAACGCTCCAGAAGAAGTTTCCAGACTTTCTGACTAACTCTTCAATGGAAGCAGCTGTTGAGCTAATCATGATGAAGGCCATGAACAAGAATGGCGAGAAGGCGTTTACGCTGGAGCATAAGCCTCTGCTTCTGCGTCAGAACTTCTCAATCGTCTTACAGTTCTATGCAGCCTTGGTTGGAACAGTTCTGCAAGAGGACCACGAAAAAAACTAAGGAACGACCCGCTTAGACTGAGTTTGTTTCGGCTAGCGGGTCACCTTGGTAAAACAGTGCAAGAGATAGAGTGCATCCCATACTCTGAATACTTAGAATGGGTTGCGTTCTTCAAGATTGAGGCAGAAGAGAATGGCAGCGGCAACTCAGAAAATCATCATCCACGCAGATGACCAGACTGGTGCAGCCATTGCTTCTGCAATCAGAAACTCTAAGAAATTAGACAATCAACTCAAAAAGAACACTGACAACATGCGTGGCTTTACCCGCCAGGGTAGAGCGCAAATGGGTCAACTCGGTCATCAGATGCAGGACGTTGCAGTTCAGCTTCAGATGGGCATGAACCCTATGATGATCCTTGGTCAACAGGGTTCTCAGATCGCAGCAATTTTTGGTTCAGGCGGTGCAGTCGTTGGTGCTTTTGTTGCCGTTGCCGCTGTTATGGGATCAGTATTTCTCCCACATCTATTTGAATCAAGCAGAGCGGCTGGAGAGTTTCATGATGAAATTATCAAGGCTGCTGGTGGCGTAGACAAACTAACCGAAGCCCAGAGAAGGTTGGCTGAACTTGATCTTCAGCTTCGCATCAGCGAGCAGCAGCAAGCAATAAAAGATGCAGAAAAATCAATAGATGACCTAAATAAAAAGATACTTGCTGTTGGAGAGCGCAAAGGCCAGATGCGAAGAAAGTCTGGTAGCGTTATTGAGGAGTTAAATGAGCAAGGAGTCACGTTAAATCAAACCTTAGAGTTGGCTAAAGCTGCACTTGCATCTACGCAAGAACAAATGCGAAAACTTACTGGTGACATGACATTTGCCGCTAATGAAGCAATTCGCTTAATGGAGTCAAATAAAATATCTAACAAAGCATTGGCGTCTTCTGCTTTAGCAGCTTTGGATGCAAGTGCTAATTTAGCCAAAATGTCTGAAGAAGAAAAAGATGCTGCGGACAAGGCTAAAATACTTGCCAACTCTTTTGAGCTAGTCAATATTAACTTTGGTCAACTAGCTGGGAATAAGATTCCAATGGCTAGCGACAAGATCACAGAACTGCAAACAAAGGTTCAGCAAGGCGCTGTGACATTTCATGAGTTGGACAAAAGTTTGTCTTTTGTAGCTATGAGCATGGATGATGTTGCCGAAAAATCAATCATGAATCTTGAAGATAATCTTGTTGGCCTGATTGATGGAACAAAATCAGTTAAGGATGCATTCAAGGATATGGCTCGATCAGTCATCAACGACTTGATCCGTATGACTATCCAAAGGCAAATTACGGCTCCATTGTTCGGAGCATTATTCCCTACAGCCCCAGGCGGGACGTATACAACCATACAGGGATCGGCATCACCTACCGTTGGCGGCTCCGATGTTCACTTCGAGGGCGGTGGCTTCACCGGCTTTGGATCAAGATCAGGAGGCGTAGACGGTCGAGGTGGCTTCCCTGCGATCTTGCACCCGAATGAGACAGTGATTGATCACACGAAAGGTCAAGGGATGGGTGGTGATGTGAGTGTTACTGTCAACGTGAATGGATCGGGCAACGCAAAGAATGACATAATGGAAGCTCTTCCATTTATCATATCAGCGACAAAGAACGCCATTATTGATAGTAAGCGCAGGGGCGGTTCATTCAATAGCGTGATGAGGACATAAGATGCCTGAATCGTATCCATTGATATTGCCATCTCAAGGAATCGCCAATATTTCTTTGATAGCTGAAAACCAAGTTGCGATCAGTGAATCAGCATTTACTTACAAGCAACAGGTCGTTAGACACGCAGGTCAAAGGTTTCGCGCAACAATCTCTTATCCTGCTATGAGTAGAGAAGAGGCAGAAGAAGTTATTTCTTTCTTACTTAGGATGCGAGGCATATTCGGGACTTTCCTGATGGGTGACCCAGCAAGTGCTATCGCTCGCGGCTCTGCTTCTTCATCGCCTGGCTCTCCAGTTGTTGCAAGTAATGGTCAGACTGGAGACGAACTTGATATATCTGGAGCCACGGCAAGTGCTACAGGTTACTTGAAGGCTGGCGATTACATACAGGTTGGTTCCTATATGTACAAGGTTCTTGAGGACGCGAATACGGACGGAGCCGGGGCTGCCACTTTAAACATCTGGCCTAGCTTGCGGTCTTATCCTAACGGGTCAAGTATTATTGTATCTAACCCAAAGAGCCTATTTAGATTATCTGAAAACACAACAAATTGGTCGATTGATACTGCTCAAATCTATGGAGTGAACTTTTCTGCTGTGGAGGCTTTATGAGCCGAAGTGGCGTTCCGTCTCAGTTTTCTGATGATTCTCTTGAGTTATTCCATGCTATTGAGCTTGAGTATGACGAAGAAACAGTCAGACTTTGCAATTATAAATACAATGTTTCAATAGCCGGGAACACATATTCCACACTGGGCCGGTTCTTGTCTATCTCTGAGGTAGATGAAAATGCACAGATTCAAGCAAGGAATTTAACGATCACTGTATCTGGCATTGAGCCAAATGAGGCGGGAGATGACGATACTTTCCTTGAGCGAGCAATGGAAGAAAACTATCAGAACAGGCCTGCAAGAGTGTATGTCTGCTCTATAACTGGCGGGACAGTATCAGCTTATCAGATATTTGGTGGCAGAATGGATACGATGAACATTATCGAGACTGGCAGTGGGACGCTAATCTCTTTGACACTTGAGAACCGGCTCAAGGACTTGGCTAGACCAAGAATCTATCGGTACACCAATGAAGATCAGCAGAATCTTTACTCTGGAGACACTGGGCTTAGATTTGTTCAAGACCTACAAGATAAAGCAATTGCTTGGGGTAAAAGCTAATGCCGTTTTGGGAGGAAATAGAGAAGCTTGGTGGCGGCCTTGAGGATGCACTAAGCGATCCATTAACCTTAATTGTTGCTGGCGCTCAGATTTACGCAGGAAATTATGCGGGCGCTGCGACTACGATAGGTTTAAGTGCCTCAAGCCGATACTTGGCAGCACAACAAGAATACAATCTTGACGCGATCACTGGCACTGATGTAATGACTCGCTCACCGATCTCTCCAAGATCAATTGTTTATGGGCGAACTAAAGTATCCGGCCCGATCCTATTCTTGGAAACAACTAATGCTAACCAGAAGTTACACATTGTTGTCGCATTAGCAGGACATGAGATTGATGCTGTTGAAGAAGTTTACTTTAACGATGTAAAAGTTGCTGAAAACTTATCGGATGGTACTGAAGTAAGTGCTGACTCAGGAACAACCCCAAACTATTCTGCTAAAGCAAAGATAACAGCGCATTTTGGCTCATCAACTCAGACAGTCGATGCAAACCTTCAATCCAGGACAAGTATTGGCGGCACTGATCACATGAAGGGCATCGCATACATATACTGTCAATTAGAATACGACAAAGACGTATTCGCTACTGGTTTGCCAAACATATCTGCTGTTATTCGTGGCAAGAAAGTGGCAGGAATATCTGGAGGCTCTAAAACATCTGCAACTTGGACGACAGACCCAGCAAGAATCATCTTAGACTATATTCAGGATTCAACTTACGGGCTGAATGCTTCTGACTCTGAAGTAGATTTGACTTCATTTGAGGCTGCATCTGATATTTGTGTTCGTCAAATTTACAGCGAAACGTATTCGCAGAATGAAGACACTTATTCAGCTAATGGGGTCGTGGACACTAGCAAGGACCCGCAGCGGATTCTTGAAGACTTACTTACTTCTTGTTCAGCCAAACTTGTCTACTCTAATGGTCGATTCAAACTTATTGTTGACCCGATAGATGACAATATAACAACGATTAACACGGCTATTACGCCAAGCCTGTCTCTTGGCATGGATGAGTTTATTAAAGGGTTCAACGTCCAGACAAGAAATGCAGGATCAAATCAATACAATGCAATCAAGGGAACATTCGTCGATGCTGCAAACAACTATCAGCCAACTGATTTTCCATCACAGACTTCAGCGACATTTGAGACGGAAGACAATAGTGAAAGGACGTTTACTGATATTTCTTATCCATTCACTACATCTGCCTCAACTGCTCAGAGAATGGCTAGGACTGCGCTGTATCGACACAGAGAACAAATCGTTCTTGATGTGGCGTGTAATCTAAAGGGGTTCTCAGTCGATGTTGGTGACTTTGTATCTGTCAGTATCCCAAGGTTAGGATTTACAAATAAAACATTTGAAGTTCTGGCTTGGAGCTTCTCAGCAAATCCAGATGATGTTTCAGTGTCAATGACACTCAGGGAAATATCTGCTGATGTATTCTTCTGGACTCCTTTGGTGGACGAAACAGTATTCACAAGCAATAACACTAATCTCCCGCTTATTTCTAGCGTTTCTGCTTCAGGCACAACAGGGGCAGCCATATCTGGCCAGATCATCAATGATGCAACGGTAGACACGCCTCAAGTGGCAAGTAATGCGATTAACGATGTGTTGTCATCAACCGCAGCGCAGGTGACTTCTGGTGGCGTCTATGTAACTGCACCATTCGTGACGACTGATGAAAACGCTAGGGAAGCGATCAACGCAGGTAATTTCCCAACGGACTTTGTGACTGGCCCAACAGTCAGTTTCACTGTTCCATCAACCAATGTGCCTGATCGCCTGATGCTGCAAATTATTTTTACTGGTTACAATGTTCAGATGTCTCAGTCAACGCCAACCTCAACAGGTGGTAACTATGATTTGGTTCTGACTGATCACTCCTTGGCTATTCAGACACTGTTTAATGGAACTCAGAAAAGCCTGGTTGCACATGATGCACACACATTCTTTTGTCTTGGTGGCTTTCCGCAGCAGGTCGTTAGTGCAGGGGCGTCACCTCGCATACTGTTCTTTGAGAAAGGAACTGACTACAACGGCGGCGAAACGATGCAGATCAAGTTCTTCCTGCACTTCTACGAAGAGATTGCGGGCAATATGAAAGTCGCATACAACACAGCATACATTCAATGTTATCTCAGTGAGATCAAGCGATGAAGTTCAACTTCTTTGAGTATGACGAAACCGGAGAAATGGTACAGGCGGGATTTTGCCGTGACCCACAGACCCAAAGGTCTGGATGTGCAATAGGGACGCTGCATGTTCTACCGGAGGCTGTTTACGGTGAGCCACAGAACTATCGCTTTGATTTTGGTACAATGTCTCTTGTCTTAAAGGAACCAGGTGAATGACATGGCTGACCCAATTCTGTTAGTACAAGGTGATACATCACCACAGTTCAAGGTGACGCTGACTCGACAAGATACCGGCTCTGCGGAAGACTTGACTGATGCTACTGTTAAGTTGCACTTTCGTCGCCAGTACAACGATGAAGTTTTGTTTTCTATCACTGGTCAAAGCACTCCAGATGAAGCGACAACAGGTATCACCATATTTGCGTTCTCAAATGGGCAGCTAGATTTAGAGTCAGGGAAGTACGAAGGCGAAGTTGAAGTGACCTTTGACACTGGCGTGAAAGAAACGGTCTACGAGATCATTGACTTTGTTCTGCGAGAAGACTTTGCATGAGCTTAAAGTTATCAGCAGTCTCTCAAACCCTAAAGCGGGTTGTCACATCGCAGCGTTTGATTGCGTCCATTGCGAAAGGCTTATTCCTCAAGATACTAGAGCTTGCTGATTCTTTCTCTGTTGCTGAGGCGATTGCTAAGGCGTTCGGTAGACCATTATCCGATCAAGCATCTGCTACTGATTCACCTGCAAAAGAGACTGGCAAGCCACTCACTGACGCAAGTGAAATTACGGATGATGACACGCTAGAGATTGGTAAGAACGTCTCTGATTCATCCTTCCTTGCAGATGCAATCGATCAGTTTGACTTTGGCAAGAACCCATCCGATGTATCAGTTATTACGGAAGATCAAAGGTTTGATATAACCAAACTGCTATCAGACGCAGTGTATGTCACCGATGACTTGGATGGTGAAGCATCGCTTGAAGATGACCAAGAGATGCAGTTCACGAAGGTCAGGACTGACCTGTCGTTCGCATCAGAGTCATTCAGTCGGGTGGTGGCTTTTGATCGTGACTTTGCTGACTCAGGCTCCGTAGCTGAAAACCAAATTACGGAGTACGGCAAGAATCTCACTGAGAATCCATCTGTCGCAGAGAGCTTCTCTAGGGTCTTTGTGGTCAGCAGGACGTTCACAGAAGCTCCGACAGCAACCGAATCCTATCTATCATCATTTGGCAAACCTTTGGCTGATGGTGGTGTTGTAGGTGAATCAGAAGTAAAATCAGTAGGTAAGACAGCCAGTGATTCGGCTATTTCCGCTGATTCTGGTTCTTTACGTTCGCAGAACTATACTGTGGACAACAGTTATTTCGCTGAAGACTTTGTTGGCGAATCACGGACATTCACTTAAGGAGTGGACAAATGCTGAAAGATGCACTGAAACTAAAGGGTCGAGTAGGTATTGTTCTGAAAGACAAAGATGGCAACATCAAAGAGACACGCGATATTGACAACTTAGTTGTTGATGCGGGTCTGGACTTTATTGCGGCTAGAATGCTGACAACTGGTATTCCAGATGAAATGTCACACATGGCTTTGGGTTCTGACAACACAGCGGCGGCGGCAGGGCAGACTGATTTATTGTCGATCCTAGGATCGCGTGAAGCACTTGATTCAAAAACTGCTACTGACAACACTGTTCAGTATGTCGCCTCTTTCGAGGCCGGTGATGCAACTGGGGCAGTCGTTGAGGCAGGTATTTTCAATGCGGCTAGCGCAGGGACAATGCTGTGTAGAACGGTTTTTGCCGTGGTCAATAAGCAAGCTGACGACACAATGACCGTCACTTGGACTATTACTATCAGCGCATCTTAATTCAACTCAGGACTGAGGTTACACAATGTCTACATTATGTTTGAGAGCAACCAAAGGCTCACCACTCACAAATGCGGAAGTTGATTGTAACTTCAGTACCCTGAATGCTGATAAGTATGAATCAGGCAATAACGCTTCCTTTTGTTGTTTAACAGCCACTTCAAATGTGTCGTTTGACGGCGGCACAATCAAACTGGATGGGAATTATCCGGTTGGTACGGGCAACGTAGCACTTGGTGACCAAGCGTTTGATTCATCTACTGCAAATGCTTGTTACAACGTGGCGTTAGGTAGGTTGGCAGGGACAGCTATTACAACTGCATGTTTCAACGTAGCAATAGGTAATCGTGCATTAGAAGCTAACGAAACAGGTTCCGCCAACATTGCGATTGGTACTAATGCGCTCTGCGCCAATGAGGTGGGAAATAATACAGCAGTTGGTCACGAAGCACTTTCCGCAAATACGGCATCTAACAACACAGCGGTTGGTTATCAATCTGGCCTCAACAACAGTACCGGTACTAACAACACCTTTATGGGTTATCGGGTTGCAGGTGGCGCAACAGCAATCACAGGAAACGGTAACACTGCGGTAGGCTCACATTTAGACGGAGTTATTGAAGGGCCATTTGCGAACCTTTCTTCTGGGTGCTACAACACTGCCTTTGGCGGAGGCACATTAAGGTCATTGAATACGGGATGTTATAACGTAGCAATTGGCAATCAAGCGATGCAAGCCACCACCGACGCTGACGCTAACTCCGCTGTTGGTTTTCAGGCGTTAAAGAATACGACAGGAGATGATAATACTGCTGTTGGGTATGAATCCGTTTTCTGCAACACTACGGGAGCCGGTAACACTGGGATTGGTCATCGTTCTCTATCTAGAGGTGCTACTGTCGCCGCAACAGGAAGTTGCAATGTAGCGGTTGGGAAGTTCTCCTTGTATAGCAATGTCACTGGCACTCATAACGCCGCAGGTGGATCGCTGTCTATGCAAGAAAACACTTCAGGCTGTTACAACACAGCCTTTGGTTCTTTTGCTCTGTACGCCAACAACACTGGACACGGCAATACTGCTTTTGGATATGCGGCACTTGATGCAAATGTGGGCGCAGTCAACTGCAACACGGCTGTCGGATATGCGGCGTTAAGCACAAATACTTCCGGTGGATTTAATACTGCGGTCGGCGCACAATCTCTTAACCTAAATTTAGACACAGGTTACAACACCGCAGTTGGTTCTAATGCACTAAGGGATAACACAGGCTGTAACAACACAGGCTTAGGGGCATACGCAGGGGCTTCAAACACAACTGGTAATGACAACACATTTGTAGGTGAAGAAGCCGGAACAAATAATTGCTCGGGTTGCAGAAACGTCGCAGTAGGTAGAACTGCTTTATACACAAATTCAAGCGGATGTTTCATCACCGCACTTGGTCGAGCCGCCGCTTATAGCAACACAACAGGTTGCCATAACATAGCTATTGGCCATCAGGCTCTCTATTTCAATCAAACAAGCGGATCCAATATCGCTATTGGAAGTAATGCTCTTTTATGCAATTCCGTTGGAATAAATCTCGCTATAGGTTTTTCAGCGTTAAACATTAACGGAACAGGGGTCGCCAATGTTGCTATCGGGCATCAATCTGGATACTGCAATGTATCCGGCTCCAGTAATACCTATATAGGCTACCAAGCAGGGGTCTGCCAAACTAACTCTTGCAACACAGGCGTTGGCGAAGGAACCCTATATTATAACACTGGTTCCAACAACACTGCTGTTGGACGTAGAGCATTACTTGGTAAATCTACTGGCTCAACTGGTTCCGTCAACAATGCTTTCGGCAGAGAGGCGATGTACTGTAATACCACAGGTGGCAACAATACCGCTCTTGGCTTTCAGTCTTTGTACTACAACACAACCGGAAATAGTAATGTTGGCGTAGGCAACTACTCTTTACAAGCTACGGGGGCAGGAAGTAATAACGTAGGCGTTGGTTATTTTGCAGGTTATGGTATTACAAGTGGCGACGGCAATGTTGCAATCGGCTTAAATTCTTTCTGCGGTCTATCTGGCACACCCGTAACTGGATGTTATAACGTAGGTGTTGGTGGATACTCTTTACCAGTAGTGACTACTGGATGTTACAATATAGCCGTTGGTTATGACGTTCTACGTTGCACTTGCACAAGTTGTTTTAACACTGCCATAGGAGCTTCAGCAGGAAGGCGATTAACTACTGGTAATTTCAATACGATCGTAGGTAGTGAGGCAGGGCAATGCCTAACGACAGGAAATTGTAACGACTTTTTTGGAGCTTGTGCGGGCAGTCTTAACAATGTAACCGGAAATGTGAATACAGGCATTGGTATGTGCGCTTTGTATGACCTGACTTCCGGAACGCAGAACGTGGCGTTAGGATTCCGTGCGGCGGTAAATATTTCAACTGGGAATAGCAACACCTTCTTGGGTTACGAAGCAGGGTATAACCAATCCACAGCGGAACATTCAACAATCGTAGGTCGTTGTGCCGGTCGTCAATCTTACGGCGGTAACAATACATTTATTGGTGGTGATGCGGGTAAATCCATGTCTAGTGGTGGTAGTAATACCATCATCGGTCGTTTCACCGGCAACCAATGCAGTCTCGACATTACCGCATCTAGCAACAACATCGTGCTTGCGGATGGGGTTGGGAATCCTAGGTATTTATATGCAAATGGATCACATACTTTTACCAATGGTGAAGGCACTCCTCCTGTTTTTGGTGGCTCCAATGCGCTAATCGTTCCAGTTTACAACGGAGGCAATAGGCCGGGGATTCGTTCGTATGATGTAAATTCAACCGCTAACACATACAACGTGTGGTCTATTTTTAGGAATGGTTCACAAGTAGGAACTGTTACGACGACCCTTTCATCTACGGCCTACAACACATCTTCAGACTACCGACTCAAAGAAAATGTCACCGACATTACAGATGGCATTGACCGCCTCAAGCAACTGCCAGTACATAAGTTCAATTTTATTGCTGATGCAGACACAACAGTTGATGGCTTCTTAGCGCATGAAGCACAAGCAGTCGTACCAGAGGCAGTCACAGGCACTAAAGATGAAGTGGACGATGAAGGCAATCCTGTTATGCAGGGCATTGACCAAAGCAAACTTGTACCGCTTTTGACTGCGGCATTGAAAGAGGCCATCACAAGAATTGAAACACTGGAGGCTGAAGTACAAGCACTCAAGAACACATAACGTGTAATTAAGCATAGAAAGAAGGAAAGACATATGCTGAACACATACATCGTAGAGGGCGGCATTGGCAAGTGCGTCGCTTTCAGTGCGATCATTGATGCACTTGTAGAAAGAGATGGTGGACAGATACAAGTCCACACACCGTACCATGAAGTGTTTGGTGGCAATCCAAATGTGAAGTGGGTGTTTGATATGAATAGTATGCCTTTGCAGGACGAACGCATCGTATCATCAGACAACATCCACTACTGTGAGCCATACAAATCCAACTTCATTAAAGGACACGAACATTTGATTCAGTCCTACTGTAAGTTGTTAGGCGTGAAGTACAGCAAAAAGATGCGCCCGAAGCTGTACACGGAACACGCCAAAGAACAGGCCGATGAGTTGCTTGAGAAGGCAGAGATTACGGGCGATTACATGGTAGTGCAGTTTACAGGTGGTCAGCCTCCGGTGGGATGGAATCCTCAAAACCCATACATGAGTGCAGACCCCGGACGAAACTACCCGCACTGGATGGCGCAACAAGTCGTCAACCAGTTGAAACAGGATAAGCCAGACCGAACCATTATTCATTTTGGTCTGCCGAATGAGCCTCGATACGAAGGCACTGTTATGTTGGAGGCGTCTTTCCAAATGTGGCATGAGATACTGAAAGGCGCAGAAGGGTTTATAGGAATCGACTCAAGCCTACAACACATGAGTGCCTCTGCTAAAACAGAAGGCGTGGTCATTTGGGGTAGCACTCGATTCAACCAGTTCGGTTATTCCGAAAACACCAATGTGAACTTCCACATGGAAGACACTTGGGACGAAACGAAGTTCAACGGAGCAGACCCACGCAATGCAATGGTCGATCCTGCGAAAGTTGTGCAACTCTACATGGAGAAAACGAAATGACAGATGAAGAAGTTGTTGTTGAAGAAACGCCTCCAGTGTTAGTGCAGGAAGAAGAAACGCCTCCAGTTCCGATACGTTCAGAAGACTCATACCCATCGTATGATCCAGTGCCTCTTCCTCCTCACGATCCTTTTGAATCAGAAGAAGTGGAAGCCACAATAGTTCTTGACGATCCAGAGCCAGTAGTTGACGCGCCAGAGCCAGAAGAAAACGCGCCAACAGTAGAGGAAATTGAGCATGACATGGGTTTGTGTGGCAATTCTGTCGATGCAATCAATGCAATTATTGATGGCACGAAACGGGAGAATGATTCACAGCAAGAGAAAAATGAGTCCGTAGGATTTAATGTGAAATACTTACAAATCCAAGAATCAAAGCAGTGGTACATCGATGACACAGAGTCTCGCACTGCACCTGCTGACAAAGCGTCTATCTCAGCGGCAATCACCGCAGGAAAGACATACATGGCTGACAATGGTCATACATACGAAGATTGGGCATAAGGAGCTTAGTGATGGGAAAAGATAGAAAGAACCCTATCACCATTGACGGTGAAGAATACGAATACGATGATCTGACTGACGAACAGAAGGCATTGTTTAACCATTGTGTCGATCTGGATCGCAAGATCAGCAATGCACAATTCAACTTAGATCAGTTATCGGTAGGTAAAGATGCGTTTCTCGAAAGGTTACGCAACTCACTAAGTGTCGAAACTGACGAAAGTGACTGATATAATTACAGTCGAAACCAACCCTGGGAGTAGGCACTGTGCAGCACACCACAGAAGCAACCAAAACTGCTATAGATGCTGCATCAGTGTTTACTGTTGTGGGAACTTTATCTGACCTATTACCGCCACTGGCGGCTCTATTTACTATCCTATGGACCGCTATTCGTATTTACGAAACAGAGACGGTGCAAAAGCTAATCGGCAACGATAAGGGAAAAGACGAGTGACATATCACCTTGGCGTTAATATGTCTTCGCCAGACTTCTTCTTGGACTCTGCCCGCGGGGTCTATAACAACATCTCCAGTGTCAATAAGTTTGGAGCCGTTCCTGCTATGTCTCAGAACAATACTGGGACGATCTGGGACGTTGATGATACGGAGTACCCTTGGTCATCCTTTGCTTCTGCTGGAACGCTGTCTGTACCGGCTGTCAATGCGTCTGATAATGGTAAAACGATACGGATTATCGGTTTGAACGCATCCTATGACCTAATTCAGGAGGTTGTGACTGTTTCCAGTGCTGGAGCGACAGCTACTACCAGTTCATTCATTCGTGTAGTAGAAGCCTTTATTACAAACGGATCAGCAATAAATGTAGCTGACATAAATGTTCAAAAAGGCGGTGTGACTGTTATGCGGATCACTGCTGGCAAGGCTGTATCTCATGCCGCGATTTACACTGTTCCGGCTGGATACACAGCGTACATAATGAAAGGCGCGGCTACTTGTCAGGATGGTGCTGATGCGACTGGCGATATGTACGTTCGGTATTTCGGCGAAGCCTCTTTTCGCGTAGGTCATTCTTTTGAATTTTCTGGTGCTGGCGGCGAGTATATGTATGACTTCGGTATACCTCTACGAATACCAGAAAAATCTGATATTGATATAAGAGCGACCGTCCGATCAAACAACGCCAGGATCACTGCGGCATTTGATATAATGCTTATTGCGGACAAGTCTTAGTGGACCCTTTAACTGCGATAGCTGCTTTTAACGCAAGTTACGCAGTTGTCAAAACTGCGGCAAGCAACGCAGGTGAAATATCACAGATATTTGCCAACATTGGCAAGATGATGACAGCCAAGCAAGCTGTCGAGAAAGCGGTTGCCAATAGCCCAGAAAAGTCCGACCTAGAACTCTATGCTGCCCAAGTGGAGCTAGAGCAAAAGTGGGCAGAAATCAAAGAAATGCTGGTGTACAGTGGACATTGGAACCAGTATCAAAAGTTCGTTGAAGATAGGCGCGAAGCCGAAAAGCAGAAGAAAATCGAGGAAACCAAGGCCAAGCTCAAGAAGCAGAAGATGCAGCAGGACATTGCGATTATTGTCGGTGGTTCACTGGCGGCTATCGCTGTTGTCTTTGCTTTTATCTGGGTAATCTCATCAGCAAAGGGGTGAGCCATGTGGATTCTATTTGTGATTTTGTTAGAGGTTGATCGGTATATCGTCGCTCCGCAGGGCGTATATCCCACGATGGTTGATTGCTTTGAGGCTAGAGACTTCTTCATGGCTACCGCACCACAGCCAAAGATTAACTACGACTCGATCTGTATTCAGACAGATCACAATATAGGA